GGTTTTTGGTAATGCATGGGTTTCTGGTGATGCAGAGGTTTTTGATTATGCAGAGGTTTTTGGTGATGCAAAGGTTTTTGGTGATGCAAAGGTTTTTAATAATGCATGGGTTTCTAGTAATGCAAAGGTTTATGGTAATGCATGGGTTTCTGGTAATACATGGGTTTCTGGTGATGCAGAGGTTTTTGGTGATGCAAAGGTTTATGGTAATGCACAATTAAAAAAATAATTCTCATCTGTAATAAATCTAATATCTGTCTGCAGATTTAATATCACTGCTTATTGTAATTATATCCAGATCGGTTGTAAACTGCACACTATTGATGAATGGGAAATCCTTAATATTGATAAAACATATTTAAATCTTTGCGTTAATGAGGATTCCTTTAATCAGACTATTAGAGCATATGAATCTACTAAATCTGTTCTGAAAGGAAAATGAAAATGTATTTGACTTTAAAAGAATTAGCAATAACAGAAACATACCTAGAAGTGAAAGATATGATTAAACATCTCTGCTGGCTGTTTCATCAAAAATCTGGTGTTGAATTTGATGAATTACATGGTCAAGCTAATCTCATTTTTATGGAACTTCTTGAATCTTATCAAGAAGACGTGGCAAAATTCACAACCTACTTATCATTTATTTTGCCTAGAGGCCTTTATGATTATACATATAAAATACTTCGCAAACAAAGCAGTCATACGTATGATAATACTTTAGTGGAAGGCTTGAGTTCCTTTCAAGAATTTCCAACCAATGAATTTCTTGAAGATTTGAGTTATGACTGCCAAGTTATTTTTCATCTGATTATGTACTCTCCTAAAGAAATTCAAGATATGGCATTCAACAAAAAGCAAGGTCAGATGTTATTCAAGGAATATCTCGCCTCAATTCTCGAAACACAATTTAATTGGACTCCTTTTAAAATCAAAAATCAATTCAAAATTATGAAAGATGTTGTGAATGCGATCTAAATTATATAAATTTCAAAAAAAGGGAGTGAGAAAAATAGAACATTTTAATGGTCGTGCTTTATTAGCAGATGAAATGGGATTAGGAAAAACCATTCAAGCATTGCAATATTGTTTTAATCATCCAGAAAAAAGACCAGTCGTTATTGTTTGTCCTGCTTCTTTAAAATGGGTCTGGGAAATAGAAGCCTCTTTACATTTCAATATTAGATCAGAAGTATTAAATGGCAGAACACCTCCTAAAAAAGGACTATTAGACAATAACCCATTCATTATTCTAAACTATGAAATCTTGGCTGCTTGGCTTCCTTATCTTTTGAAACTAAAACCACAAATCTTACTTGTTGATGAATGTCATTATATTAAAAATAAAGGAACACGAAAAAATCCAGTTGTGAGGACAAAAGCAGTTAAACAATTATCCAAAAAAATACCACATATAATAGCAATTAGTGGGACACCTTTAACTAATCGGCCATCAGAATTATATACGACCTTAAATCTTATAAGGCCTAAAGAGTTTAAATCCTTTATTCGATTTGCATTTCAATACTGTAAACCCTCAAAACGTCCATGGGGTTGGGAATATAAAGGTGCTTGTAATTTAGCAGAGCTGCACCGAAAACTCAATAGGCTAATGATGATCAGAAGATTAAAAAAAGATGTTCTGAAAGAGTTGTCAGATAAAACTAGAATCGTTGTTCCATTAGACATTGAGAACAGGAAAGAATATGATGAAGCCCTAAACAGTTTCATTAAGTGGCTAACAAAAAAATCGATCACTAAAGCAAAGAAAGCGGAGAAGGCAAAAAAACTTGTGCAGTTGGGTTATCTGAAACGCTTATCTTCTGAACTAAAAATGAAAGGGGTTTTGGATTGGATAGATAATTTTCTTGAAGAGGATTCTGGTAAATTAGTTTTATATGCAGTGCATCGAAAAATTATTAAACAGATTTATGAAAGATATAAAAAGATTGCAGTTGTTGTGGATGGTAGTGTTACTGGTAAAAAAAGAAAACTTGCAGTGAGAAGTTTCCAAAAAAATAAAAAAGTCCGCATCTTCATTGGGAATATCAAAGCAGCAGGTGTTGGTATTACTTTAACTGCATCATCAACATTAGCTTTTGTTGAAATGGATTGGACTCCTGGTGACCATACTCAGGCTGAAGATAGAATTCATAGAATAGGACAAAAGAACGCTGCGATGATTTATTACCTAATCGCTAAAGGAACTATGGAAGAAGATTTATGCGAGCTGATACAAAAGAAGCAACGGACCCTATCTGCTATTTTAGACGGGAGTGGAAAAGTAAATGATTTAAATGTATTCGATCAATTAGAAACTATTCTGAAAGGAAAATGAAAATGAAAATGAGTAAAATAAAACTTTGGTGGTCAAAAAAAGTAGCCATACTATTATTTTTGATTGGCTGTAAATATAAAACTTCCACAAATGTTGCAGATTATATAAACTATGGTTATGGCAAATTAGATCATAATGGATTTTGGCAGTTTCCTTTATGGATGGATAAATAAAAATGAAAAAGCTAACAACAACAGAAAAAGAAAAATGGTCCAAGCGAAGAAAAAAGATAGCAATGTTGAATACGGAGTCTATAATAAGAGGCTGTAGACCCAGAAGTACAAAGAAGCCTCTGTTTCTTCAAAACATTGATAAAAATACAAAAGCTCTTTTCAAAGCATGGTGCAGAAAAAACAAAGTGTCAATGACAGAAATGATCGAACAATTTATGCGAGATAAAATTAAGGAGCAGTAAAAATGGAATTTGAAGAAATCCTTGAAAAATATCATATTGAGGGTCGTACTGAAGGTAATCATTGCCGTCCCGGTTGGATTCAGATTGATTGTCCTTATTGTAGCAAAGACGCTCAACACTTTCGTTTAGGTTATAATATCGAATCAAAATATATGAACTGCTGGATGTGTGGTTCGCTTAATATAGTTGAGACTCTTAAACTACTTACTGGTTTATCTTCTGGTCAATGTATAACATTAGTGCAAGATTTTTCTAAGCAAGTAAAAACTAAAATAAAAACTGTAGGCAAACTGCAATACCCAAAAGGTGTTAAACCTTTACCACATGCTCACCGACAGTATCTAATAAACAGGAACTTCGATCCTGATGAATTAGTTAAATTATGGGGATTGCAAGGGATCGAACTCGCATCTAAATACTCATGGAGAATTTTTATTCCAGTCCATTATCGAAATAATGCTGTCAGTTGGTCGACTCGCTGCATTTCTAAAAACCCAAACATTACCAGATACATACATGCCCCGCCAGACAAAGAAGCAAAACCAATCAAAACACTTTTATATGGTGAAGATTATATCCGCCACGCTGTAGTAATTACTGAAGGTTTTTCTGATGTATGGAGAATAGGGCCCGGTGCAGTAGCTACAATGGGCGTAGATACAACGATAATGCAAGTGATAAAACTGGTTAATTATCCTGTACGATTTATTTGCTTTGATAACGAAAAAGAAGCACAGAAAAGAGCAGACAAATTATTAGATCAATTATCGTTATTTCCGGGCACTACAAAAAGAATTGTTTTAGATGCAAATGATCCCGGATCTGCTTCTTCAAAAGAAATCAAGAAATTAAGAAGGATAGTGTTTTAACAGGAACTATTTTGAAAGGAAAATTGAAATGAGTAGACTTTCCCACACAGGTGACCAAAATGGCTGATGATTATAATAAAGATGGTTTGGTTGACATCGATGTTACACCAGCAGTACTCAGTGTAATCATTCGAATGTATGAAAGATATGTTGAAGTCAAGCTCAATTATAAAATGAGACAAGGTGAAGAACTAATGACCATACAGCAGTTTGCCAATAAAATGCTGATCGAAGGGTTAGATCGGTATCAACATCAAATTGAACCACTGGAAAAGGATTGCGGCATAACGCAGCAGGATTGATTGTACTGCGTTTGACTGAAAATACATAGATAGTACTAAATTTCTATTTTAACGCATCCTGAACGATCCTGAGCGATTTTAGTATGGTTTTAGGGCGTATTGCTATGTTATTTTGTAATATTTAAGAATTATTTACCAAAAACAAGAAAAATCCAGATAATATAAGTGTTCCTTAATTTTACTTCTTTAAAAAGAAAGTTGTTTATAATTATGAAGCAACCGACGAACAACAAAATACAGAGTATTTTCAAACCACATATCGTGAGCTTTCGTCGGTTCGTAGCGATATGTGGTTTTTCTTTTTATAGGAGATCGAAATGACTGATTACATTCCTTATGAAGTCTGGGTAAAGTGTTCAAACGAAAAAGACATAACGGTATATGACAACCAAATTGCAAAAGCATCCTCCATTGATGAAGCTGTATTCATCCGCCGTATCATATTTCTATGGGAAAAGTGCAAGCATGATAAAGAAATGTTTATCGTTCCTAAGAAATTTGCAGAACCTGTTGGTATGTCGATACACTCTTTTCGAAAGATAGTAAAGCAATGGGAAAAGAAAAAAATCATAAAGACTAAAAATAAAGGACTTCCTTTAAAAAAATGGTATAGAATAAACGAAAAACTACTGGCAAAGCACATATCCGAATTAAAAGGAAACCACTTAAATCCCCAAGTTACTCAAAACGATAAGATAACCTACTCAAAACGGCAACTTAAAGTTACTCAAAACGATAAGATATATAATAAGAATAAAGTAAGAGAATCTAATACTGTTGTACCTAAAGGTAGCAACGGTTTAATATCTTCTAAAAATGCAGATATCTCTAAATCCTTTGATTATAGAATGTCCTCTAAGTTATATGAATCACTTGCTAAAAAAAGAAAGATTATGCGAAAAGTTGATTTAGTAAGATGGTCTAAACAATTTGCTAAATTCCGCATTGATAACAATCTAAGTAAGATGGACTTTAAGAAAACACTCATGTGGTATTGCAAAAACATAGGAGGAGAATTTGTACCAAGAGCTTATGCTGCTAAAAGTTTTTGTGATAAGTATGTTAGAATTTTAGATGCTAAAGAACCACCAAAGGACAAATCTATACCACAAGAAGAACAGTATGAACGATTTAAAGTGGATGAATATGGTAATGCTTATTAAAGGAGAATTGAAATGTATACGCTAATTTCCACAAATCTTACTAGTGTTGGTGGTCCTATGGGAAGTGAAAGAACCACTCGTAATTATCAACACTATTTTTACAAAAAGAAAAATGCTAAATCATTTACTCAAAAAAGCTATGAAGATGAAATGGGTGAAGAGGAAGACAATGAAAAAATTCTTCCAATTAAAAGATATGAAACTTAGATGGACTTGCATAAACTCTGAATTTTGTTGTCATATGGAAATGGATGGAGTTGTAAAAACTCTTAAAGAATGGAAACCAATATTAAAACATATACTAACTGAAGGTTGTCATTGTTATTTAGAACCGCTGGTGAAAACTAAATGAAAGTACACTCAAGAAAATCCAACGATGAACGCAATATTCTTATCGCCATGATTGTAGATGATATTGTCTTAGGTCGTATTCATTCTAAATGGTCGGGTAATATGTTCAAGGCAAAATGGTCTAATCTCATTGCTAAATGGAGCCTAAACTATTATAAAGAATATCAAAAAGCACCGCAACAACAGATAGAGCATTTATTTGCTGCATGGGCAAGTAAAAGCAAAAGCAAAGAAACTGTTGCTTTAGTTGAAAAATTCTTATCTACCTTATCCGACGAATATGAAGATTTGAAAGAATCCATCAACAGTCAGTTCATCATAGACACAGCAGGAAAGTATTTCAATCAAGTGCAGATAGAACGATTAGTTGATGAGCTGCAAGGTGATTTAGATTTCAAAGAAATACAACAAGCAGATGATAGAATAGTCTCCTACCATCAAATCGAAATGGGTGTAGGAGAAGGCATTGATATTCTGCACGATAAAGAAGCAATCAAAGAAGCATTTGCAGATGAACGAAAATCTATTGTACAGTATCCGGGAGCATTAGGAAAGTTTTTCGGTCGATCTTTAGAACGTGATGGTTTTATTGCGTTTATGGGCCCAGAAAAAAGAGGTAAAAGTTTTTGGCTTATGGATATTGCATACAGAGCAATGTGCCAAAGGAAAAGAGTTGCATTTTTTGAAGCTGGTGATAATTCTAAGAATCAAATCATGCGAAGATTGATGATCAGAGTATCACAGCATCCAATGAGGCCAGGTAAAATTGAACTACCTACCGATATTTATATGGATGATAAAGAAGGCGTTCAAGTCAATGTCAAAACGAAAAAGTTCAAAAAAGGATTAGACTGGCGTATAGCAAGAAAAGCATGTAAAATGTTAATGCGAAAAAAGATTAAATCAAAGCATTCTTATTTTAAACTGTCAAGCCATTTTAATTCGACGTTATCAGTCAGAGGAATGGAAGCTATTTTACAGAATTGGGAAAGAGAAAATTGGACACCGGATGTTGTTGTGGTTGATTATGCTGATATTCTGGATATGGATCATGCGGGATTAGAAGGCAGGGAACGCATCAACGAAACGTGGAAGCAATTAAGATCGTTATCACAGAAGTACCACTGTTTGCTGGTAGCAGCTACACAGGCTGATGCTGCATCGTATGACAGCAACATAATGCGCAAGAAGCACTTTAGTGAGGATAAACGAAAATTATCTCATGTTACCGGAGTGGTTGGGATTAATCAAAGTAAAGAAGAAAAAGAAATGGGAGTAATGCGATTAAATTGGGTGGTATTACGAGAAGATGCTTTCAGTGAATCTAAATGTTGTCATGTTGCAGGTTGTTTAGCAATAGGCAATCCAGCAATGAAAAGTTTTTTTTAAAGGAGAATTAAAAATGAGTAACAAAGAAAAAGGAACAAAAAAAATCAGACCAGTAAAAACACACAGCGTTAAAGTGAAATGTAGAAAGTGTGGAAATTATCAAATATGCAGAAATGATTCTGAATGTGCCATAAGTAAAATATGCTCATTATGTTTGAATGGATAAAAAAGCAATCGAAATAAAAAGGAACTAACAATAGGACAAGAGGGTTTATCAGATCAGCAGCAGCGCCATTAAACGCATTGCTATTTACTGGCAAACATCACGGAGAGTGTTTAGCAAAAATAAAAAATGATGCAGTGTAAGGGTTTTTAGCAGATTCATATAGGGGCTGTATATTTGTTAATAGGAAAATGGCTTTTAAAATTGGAATATGAAATATGAAAAAGATAAAACCAATTATCGGAATTGAAAATAATCAAATTAAGTCAAAAATAATAATAGTAGAAAGGGAAGAAATAGAGTATAAGTCAGTGAATGGCAGAAATCTTGATGACTTCATTACAGACTTAATTGTAAGAGGTAGGACGAAAAAGCAAATAAAAATTATTGCCAGAAATACCTTATGGCATCACAGAATCCCGGAAATCAGAAAGTTTTTGAAAAAAAATTATAAAAAAATTAAAAAAAGATTTCCAAAAATCAAAGAAAATCCAGATAATATAAACAGATTCGATAATAATTTAAA